TGCAATTTTCGCTAAACAAAAAGGAGTTGAAAGGCAAACTGTTTATAATTGGATTAAAGATGGAAGAATTAAACAGGTAACTTTTTTAGGTAAATCATTTGTAGATAAATCTACTTTCCAATAATTTTTAGGCTTTATACTTTTTACAAAATGTAATGGATAAATTAACATGGTTTAAATTCGTAGTTTCAGATTGGATGATGGGGAAAATACAAAAATGCCCTGAGATTACCCAAGCTAGATTTATAAGGCTTTGCTGTCTTTATTGGAATAAGGAATGTATTTTGTCATTTGAAGATTCGGAAATAGAAATAGATTTGGAACACTTAAATATTCTTATAGCTAAGAAAATAGTAATTAATTCAGATGGATATATCTCTATAAAATTTCTTGATGAACAAAATACTGAAATACTTGAATTATCGGAAAAAAGAAGAGAAGCAGTTGCCAAAAGATGGCAAAAACTAAAGGATTTAGAACTACAAAGCAATACAATTGTATTAAAAGAAGATACAATTGTAATACAAAGCGATACAGATAAGAGTAGAGTAGATAAGAGTAAGATAGTTATAAACGAAGTTGAAAAAACTTCGCCTTTGGATTTTACTAAATTCATTAATTACTTCAACTCAAAAGCTAATAGAAAGTTCAGAGTTACAGAAAGTGTTAAGTCAAAATTAAAAGCCAGATTAAAAGACTATTCTAAAGCAGAAATAATTCAAGCCATAGACAATGCTCATTTGGATAATTACCATAAAGAAACAAATTTCAAATATTTAACTCCAGAATTTATTTTAAGGCCAGACAAATTAGAAAAGTTTATTAATCAGCCAACATCCGTAAATCAACAACAAGGAGTTTCATTAAACCTAGCCCTTAATTAAAATGATAAAATCAATCTCACAAATTCAATCGAGCATTGAAAATTTAAGGGAAAAAGGAATACAGCGAGGTAACGATACTGGATTTAAATGTTTAGATGCCCTTTACTCAATTAAAAACGGAACATTTACAATTGTTCAAGGTTCGCCAACTCATGGTAAATCAGAGTTGATTTTTGAATTATTGGTTAACCAAGCTGAAAGGTTCGATAAAAAGTCGATTATACTTAGTCCTGAGAGTGGAAATGCCGAAGAAATATCAATGGAGCTTATCCATAAATATCTGCTTAAATCGGCTTATAAAACCAATCAGTATTCTTGTACAGATGCAGAATTTTCAAAAGCATTTAATTGGGTTTCTCATTATTTCGCTATTGCAGATGACGAAGAAAAAAGTTATTCATTTAAACAGCTTACCGATGAAATTTCGGCATACGAAAAAGCTAATCAAACGAAATACGATAACGTAATGGCTGAGCCTTGGAATGAATTAGACCATAAATTAATTATCCAAGATAACTCAGGTAGACAGGATTTAGCTATTGAAGACGAACTTACACAACTTCGTAGATATTGTAAATCTGAAAATAAGCACACGTTTTTAAGTTTCCATCCATCTTCACAATCTTTAACTAAAGATCCGTTAAGCGGTAAAAGTTACTACGAAATGCCGAAAGCAAGGGAGGCGGCAGGAGGTCAGGCAACGTTAAGAAAGGCGTTTAGCTGGATAAATATTTGGAGGCCGCCAACTGGACTAATAGATTCATCAACAGGAGCGCCATTTGCGGATAATGAATTGTTAGTTCAAATCGAAAAGTCAAAACCAAAAGGCGTTGGAATGAAAGGTTTAACTAAATTGTTTTTCGATTGGCAAAAAAACAGATATTACGAAAAGGTTGGAAGTGATATTTGTTATGCCTTTCAGCATGAAAAAATTGAGCAAGTAAGTTATTCAGCAGGAATAGAACCGAATATTAATTTTCATGAACAGCCTAAAACCGATTTATTTTAATGAAAGACCTTTTAGAACATTACGAAAACCAAATTCAAGCATGGCACTTATTTTTCGAATCATTTGAAAATTACCAGAATGCTATTTCGATAGTTCGTGGTATTTCAATTGAAATGAATAGTGAGTTAATTAAATTTGGCAAATCAAATCCAAATAGTCCGAAAATTGAAATATCGAAAAAACGCATAGATACTTTGTTAGGCTGTATGGATGTATTAGACGGATTAACCGCTAGATGCATAAAACAAAGCGCACAGTTAAAAAAGAATAAAGAAATGTACTTTGATTTGGAAAAAGAAAATGAACGCCTTAAACACGATATTTTTGCTTTAACTCAATCATTTGAAGATGAAACTAATTGACATTAATGGATCATACATCCAAACGCAATTTACGAACAACGGCACGATATGGAGTTTAATCGGCACAGAATGTATTCCGCACGAAGTAATGACGTTTAAATTAAGCAAATCGGAGTTTAGAGAACATATTTTAGTCACAACAAGGGATTTCTTTAAAAGCGATAGAGGAGAGTATAAAGATTACATGAGGCATACAGTCGATGTTAAGTTTAATCAAGGAATAATTAAGTTAATCAACCAAAAGAAACCAAGTAACACGAAGTAATTATGATAATAAAAACATCATTCAAGTTAGGTAAGATATCCAATCAAGGATTTAGGCATTTCCCATTTTTATATTTTGCTTATGGTAGAAACGGTTTTGTTGTTTGTGTTATTGGCTTATCGGTAACAATTAAATTTTAATAAGATCATTGTTACAAAACAGCATTGAATTAAAAGGTAAATTTACAGGTATGACAGTTAAAGAACTTAAAAAATTTATAGAGCATTTACCAGATGATATGGATGTCATGGTAGAGCAGTCAAACGATGAAAGCCGTTATGGAATGGCTCAGTCAGCAGGGGTAATCGAGGTGTCTTTTCAAGATGAAAATGTTCCAAAAGAAGAATGGCCAGATATTGATTGCTTAGTTATTAGCGACGAATTTTAAAGACACATCGAACCTGACAGATTTATAAACAATTTAAAGTAAGATCATGAAAAGAAAAGTAACGGTAACATTCGAAATAATTTTGGATAAATTGAGCAATGAGGGCGTAAGGTGTGTGGTTGAAAATCAAATTAAAGATATTGCGCCAACTTTAGTTTCAAACGTGAAAGTTGATATTATTTATACAAACAAATAAGTAACCATGCAAATAGAACATAAAACAGAAAAGGGAACGGTTCTTTTTGTTAAGGTGCCTGATGACGCTAAAGATTTTGTTTATTTTGATGATGAAGACATGCCTTATTTATCTTATCTTATTAAAGATTTTAGCGGATGGCTAACAGATAGAAAGTATTTAAAAGTTTGCAACGGATTCCAGCTAATCGGCCTTACAAGCGAGGTTACAGAAGGACCGGGCTAAGATGATGTTTGGGATATATGCTCCCGATTATTTATCGTTAAACAAAGTAATGCTTCATAATGCTATGTTTGAATCAAATGTTTATGAGGTTAATCATTTAGGAGAGAAGCCCACAGAAACCTTTAATCATCCCGATTGGGAATACAAAAGAGCTGATTGGAATAAAGCACAAGAAACAGTTGGAAAATGGATAGTATTATTTAAACCGAATGACTGAAATAATAACTGCAGCTGAATTTAAAAAGCTCAAACCTAAAAAGTCAAAATACAAAGCCAAAAAAATTGTATTCGATGGAATTAAGTTTGATTCTTTAAAAGAGTGTGCCAGGTATAAGCAATTGATGATACTTCAAAAGTCAGGAAGTGTTGTTAAAATCGAATTACAGCCAAGATACGATATAATCATCAACTCAAAGTTTTGCGGCTTTTATAAGGGAGATTTTAAAGTTTACTATTCGGATTGTCGGATTGATGTTGAGGATGTAAAAGGAATGAAAACAACCGTTTATAATTTAAAGAAGAAAATTGTCGAGGCAATGTATAATATCAAAATTATTGAAAAGTAGTTTTAATTCGTATATTTGGGTAAACATAGAGTAAACAATTGTAAACATTATGACTGCTCAGCAAAGAAAGTTTGCAGATGAATATTTGATATTAAATAACGGTACAAAAGCCGCTATATCAGCAGGTTACAGTAAAAAATCGGCACGATCAAAAGCAAGCCAGCTCCTTGTTGATGAGGAAATTGAAAAATACATCGAAGAAAGACGAACTTTAATAAGCCAAAAATCTTTAGTTGATGCTGCTTGGGTTCAAGAAAGGTTTAAGGCGATTTCTGATAAAGCATTTGAGTTTGATGATTATGCTGGATCTAATAAGGCAACCGAAATGTTGGGTAAGATTATAGGCGTGTTCGAGAAAGATAACGGACAAAAGAAAACAAACATTCAGTTAATGCAGATAGATCCATTAGCCGATAATGCAAGCGACAACAGCACTACGTAAAATAGCAGGCCT